GGCACCGTTCGATCCACTCGCTGCGGTTCTATTACCGAAGGCGCAGGCTCTGGAGCGGGAATGCAGCCGCCATGATTGGCTTGTAGTTCTGATCGGATTGGAGCCGTTTTAGTCGTTTTGCGGCCGCCTCTCAGTCAAAGAGGTTAGGTGAATGGCGGCCGCTGACTGAAGGTCCTGTGGGACAGAACCGCGGCCGCCGCTTCCACCGTGAACGTGCCCGGGGATCAACCGGACGGGTCTAATATAGCAGGTAAATCGACCAGTGGGAAAATCACTACCAATAATTCTCGCGATGGGATCGCGCCACGGTGTTATATTTTGTGTGTTCGGAGCTTTCATAATCCACGGAAGATCCGAACCATGCGCTGGGACTGCGGTGGGCTTTTACCCCTGGACAGGTGCTTTTGGCCCGCTCAGTCCTGGCGCTGATTCAGACTTTCTCTCCAATAGGCTACACCTACCATGCTTTTGGCGCCCAAAAATTCAGACATCTCCCGCAGAAACGTGAACCGAGCCACGCACCAGGAATATGGCGCCGTTGTCCAGCGGGGAAAACCCGGGCGAAAAGAAGGGAAATCGTCGCTTAGACTCTAAGCGGCCCCGAGACACTCTACGCGGGCCCGAGAGACTCTATGCGGCCGCGGTCTCGAGCCGGCGGATGGCGCATGGGAGTGTGCCACACCTACAGCCCGGCTTGTGGAGGCCGGTCCTGGCCGGCGCCCGTTTCTCGTCGGAGGCGTCGATCGCCCGCGGGTTTTGGACGCCCCACACAACCAGCTCCACCTTGTTTCGTAGTCGTAAACCCTGACAGAGCCGAAATATGTAATCCGTAGTTGTCTTGAGGGTGATGCCCAGTTTTCGAGCGATTACGTCGGGGGAATCGCCAGTGACGACACAGCGTGTGACCGCGGCCTCCCGCGGCGACAGACGGGCAGACTCGCCGTGTTCCAAGCTGTCGATATGAACCATTGTCGCAACTCCTTTGTCTCCCTGTTATTGCCTGTAGGCAATTTGCTGTCCTTGCGATAGGTCTATTAGAACACGTACCCTCGTTGAGAGCGCGGACACCCTGTACCGCAGCGCCCGTCGGGGCGGGCACTGTTTAAACCCCGTAGCCCCTCCTCAGTGGTGGCGGTTTTCAATGCCCACCAAAACTCCGCCTAAAGGCCCAAAAATAGCGATGAAGGCCGTGAAGTCGAAGGCTTTCGACGCGATCGGCTACGACGCGGGATCGAACACCCTGCGCGTGCAATTCGCGTCGGGCGCCATCTACGAGGTCGAGGGAATCACGGGCGAGGAGCACTCCGAGTTGCTCGCCGCGAAGTCGATGGGCAAGCACTGGCAGAAGCATCTGCGGGATAGGGAAGCGCGACGAATCGGATGAACCGCAGCGAGGCCGAGCAGGCGCTCGCCAGCCTCGTGCAGCTCTCGACCGAGCGGGAGGCGGCGCGGGCGGCGCGGGACACCGCGATCGCGGCGGCCGAGAAAAAGCACGGGCCCGGGATTCTCAAGTTGTCCGAGAGTATCGGACAACTCGAGAAGGCGCTCGAGGGCTGGTATCGATCGGGGGGCAATGGGGGCAAGCACCTCGATCTACTCCACGGGAGGATCGGCCTACGGGCTCCCGCAAGCCCCGGGCTGGTACTCCTCCCGCGGTGGACCTGGCCGAAGGTGAGAGCCAAAGTGCAGAAGCTCTGGAAGGGCGCGTACTTCCACAAGCCAATCCCCCCTGCCTTGGACAAGATGAAGATGAAGACCGCGTTGACGGCCGAGCAGCTCGAGCAGTGCGGGCTGAAGCTGGACGACTCCAAACACTTCTACTACGAGCTGCTCGGGCCGATCGCCAAGAGGGGCGCAGCATGAACCGCCGGCAGAGGCGCAAAGCGTTCATGCGGCGGGCCACGGTAGACGCCGGCAAGGTCCCGGTGTTTGGGCCCCGGGACCGGGTAGTGGCGCTCGTCACCCCGTCAGAGGCGCGGCGCGTCGGGAACGCCCCGAACGCCAGGCTGGTGCGGTCGGGCGGCGGCCAGGTGGTACAGGTCACCCTGGCCGCGCACGGTGACGACACTGCGCTTCCGGGTCACCAAGGCGACCCGCGGCACTACTCGCACGACCACGAGACCGAGAACAACCTCGAGAACGTGTGGACGATGCGCCATCTGAGCGCACGCGATCCCGGCGACGAGGTCTTCGTGCGGCGCATCTACTGCGCGTCGGTCCTCGACAACCTGGTCCTGGTGTGATCTCTGGCAAGCGGAGGGCGTTTCTCGCGGCGTTGACGATCTCCGCCGGCAACCTGAGCGCGGCGGCCGCGGCGGCCGGCGTGAGGCGCAAGAGCCACTACGACTGGCTCAAAGACGAGGACTACCGCAGGGAATTCGAGCAGGCGCAGCTCGAGGCGGCGCAGACGCTCGAGGACGAGGCGATCCGGCGTGCGGTAGAGGGTGTGGAGAGGCCCCTGGTGCATCGTGGCCGCATCGTGCAGGTTCCGGTGCTCGACGCCGAGGGGAAGCCGATCTACGAGGACGAGCCGCTGCTCAACGACGACGGCACGGTGGCTCTCACCTCTCGGGGCCAGCCGAAGATGCAGCGAGTGGTGAAGATGCAACCGCTGATGGAGCGGGAGTATTCGGATTCGCTGATGCAGACGCTGCTCCGCGGCGCGATGCCCCACAAGTACGGCCGGCACGAGTTGACGGGGCCGGGCGGAGGGGCGATCAGGGAGCGGATCGAGATCGAGTTCGTCGACGCGCACGATGGCCGCGCAATTTCCCCGGGCACTTGAGTTTCTCTTCCAGCCGGCGCGGTACAAAGTCGCCTACGGCGGCCGCGGCGCGGCGAAGAGTTGGAACTTCGCGAGGGCCCTTCTACTGAAGGGGAAGTCGGAGCCCCTGCATATCCTGTGCGGCCGGGAGACGCAGAAGTCCATCGCTGAGTCGGTCCACCTTTTACTGGCGAACCAGATCCAGGAGCTGAACCTCGGGTTCGACTACCGGGTGGAGAAGGCCAGGATCATCGGCCTGGCGCAGGAGACCGATTTCTTCTTCGCTGGCTTGCGGCACAACGTCGCGAACATCAAGTCTGCGGAAGCCGTGGACATTGCGTGGATCGAGGAAGCCCAGTTCACAAGCACGAGCACCTGGCAGACGTTGGTTCCCACGATCCGCAAAGAGCGGAGCGAGATCTGGTTGAGCTACAACCCCGAGTTGCAGACCGACTGCATTCACCAGACGTTCGTGGTCAAGGCGCCGCCGCCAGACTCGATAGTCCGGAAGCTCACCTGGCGGGACAACCCGTGGTTCCCGTTGGTTCTGGAGCGGGAGATGGAGCACTTGAGAGACACGGACTTCGACGCCTACCTCCACATATGGGAGGGCAACCCGGTCAACATTACGGCCGGCGCGGTCTACAAGAAGCAGTTGCAGGAGATGGACGCGGCGGGCCGGGTGACGCGGGTTCCGTATGACCAGGCGCGGCCGGTGCATACGTTCTGGGACCTCGGTGTCGACGACTCGACGTCGATCTGGTTCGTGCAGGCGTTCCCGTTTGAATACCGGATGATCGATTACCTCGAGGGGGAGGGAGAGGGGCTCCCGTTCTACCTGCGCCAGCTCCAGTCCCGCGGCTACATCTACGGGACGCACCACCTCCCGCATGACGGCCGGGCCCGGCAGCTCGGCACGGGCAAGTCGGTCCAGGAGCTGATGACCGCGGCCGGCCACAAGGTGTCGATCGTGCCGAAGCTCTCGCTCGCGGACGGGATCAACGCGGCGCGGACGATCTTCCCCCAGGTGTTCTTCGACGGCGAGAAGTGCGCGGACGGTTTAAACGCCCTGAGGCACTACAGGTTCGGAGAGCGGGAGGAGCTGGGGGTCAAGACCCACGAGCCAATTCACGATTGGGCCTCTCACGGAGCGGACGCATGGAGATATTTCGCCGTCGGGATCAAGGCCCCGAAGAAGGCGCCGCCGGCCCCCGAGAGACGGCGGGCCCCGATCAGCGCATGGAGTTAACAATGCCGAAATTCCTCGAGAAGACGTTGCAGAAAGCCGCGGCCGACAAGGGGCTCAAGGGTGAGGCGGCCGACCGCTACACCTACGGGACTCTCAACTCGATCGGCGCGATGAAGGGAAACAAGGAAACGCCGAAGGGCGAGGCCATGCAGAAGAAGCACGAGAAGCGCATCTCGCCGGCCGCCGCGGAGAGGATCGCGGCGAAGGTGGAGCGGCTGACCTCGAGGCGTTGAAACGGGGTGTCCCGAAGGCGCACGTCTTTACGGGATCACGAGCGGCGGATGGAGCAACGCTTCCATCACGACCGCGGATTCGTAAGCATATTGCGGCTCCAAGCCCGCTGCGCGATGGCAATGGAGCAATTGAGGCGCAGGGACACGGCCAAGGTAAGCCCGGCGGTATGGGCGATGAACGCCAAGTCGTTCGGTATGGCGGCGCGGTTCGTCATGCGATCGCAGAATCCGGAAAAATCCGCCGGCCTGTTCGAACTCTCTGCCGACGCGGCCATAAAAGCGATGGCGGCTTGCGTAAAGATTTGCACGGACAGATGCGCGGAATACCGCCAGGTGGGAATCGATCCTCAAGTCGCGGTGACGATTGCCCCGTGCATCGAATATGCCCGTGCAACCTTAGCCGAGTGGAAAGGGCGCAAAGCGCAGGGATCAGCGTAATGGACGACCGGCAGAAGATCAACCGTGTCCTGGGGAAGGCCGGGCTCTCGACGCTCGAGGACCCGGGGATGCTCGAGCAGCTCGGCTTCCTGGTGGAGGACGACAAGCACTTCAAGCAGCTCCTGAACCGCTGCGAGCCCCAATACCGGCGCGAGATGTACGAGGCCCTACGGCCGCACCTCCGATTCGAGCCCCGGCCTCTCGACGTCTACATCGCGGAGCTGGGGATGGAGGCGGAGATCGAGAAGCTGCCGGTGATGACGGGCGACGGCAAACTCAACCCGCACCACACGCAAGATATCCGGACGATCGAGCGGGTGGTCGAGGAGTCGATCAGCCGGCTCCACCTGGTCATGACGTGCCGGTCCTGCACCCGGGAGGAGGCGTTCCACGGAGGGCAGCGGGAAGACGTGATCCGGAAGGGCCGGGAGGCCGGCTGGAGGTACTACGTCGGTGATGCCGGCGAGGGATACGAGATCTGCCCCGAGTGCGAGGCTGCGAAGACCAACTAGATGCCGTACTACGACGAGGACGAGCCGCGGCCGGTGGAGACCGAGGACGAGAAGATCCTGCGCGAGGCGCGAGACCGCTACCGCAACTGGGTCGAGAAGTGGGCCGAGGCGCGTACAGAGCGCGGCAAGGACATGCGGTACATCCTCGGAGACCCGTGGAAGCCCGAGGATCGGGATGCAAGGGAGAAGGAAGGCAGGCCGTGCATCAACCACGACGAGCTGAACCAGTACGTCGCGGGCGCGATCGGCAACCTCCGAGCGGCGAAGAGGGGCATCAAGGTTGAGCCTGGCGGCAACGGGGCCAGCGACCAGACCGCGGAGTTCCGGCAGAACCTCATCCGCGGCATCGAGTACAAGAGCCAGGCCCAAGGCGCCTATATGAACGCCTACCAGGCGATGCTCGAGGGCTCGTATGGGTTCATCCGGATCTCCCGGGACTACTGCTGCCAGGACGAGGACGGCCCCGACGACCAGCAAATTTGCATCGAGGCAATCCAGAATCCGGACTCTGTCGTTTATGATCCGGATTGCAAAAAGTCCGACTGGTCGGACCCGCGGGCGGTCTTCGTATTGGATCCGATCCCGTTCGATGAGTTCAAGCGGCTGTACCCGCATGCAAAAAAGCAGGATTTCGGAGAGGACGACCGGCGTGTCGCTAGTGGTTGGATAGGCGAGAAGACGATTACGGTGGCCGAGTATTGGCGCGTCGAGGTCACGCGGGTGATGAACAGGCGTGGCACGCGGGAAGTCGAGAAGCGCAAGGTAGTCCAGTACATGCTCAACGGTGTGGAGGTGATCGAGCGCAACCCGCAACCCGGGGGACACATTCCGGTGGTTCCGTTCTTTGGCATCGAGCGGTGGGTGGACGACGGTGGATCGCCGGTCAGAAAGATCAACTCGATGATCCGGATGGCGCGGGATCCGCAGTTGTCTCTGGCGTATCTGAGCAGCCAGCAGTTGGAGGAGGCCGGCCTCACCCCGAAAGCCCCATACCTCGGCTACGTTGGGCAATTCGAGACCGACAAGGACGCCTGGGACACGGTCACCCGGCGGCCGCACGCCTACCTGCAGGTGGACCCGCTACCCGACACCGGAGGCGGCCAGGCCCTGCCTCTCCCGCAGCGTGTGCCATTCACGCCGAATACCCAGGCGTATGAGGTGGCGAAGGATTCGTGCAGGAGAGCCATCCAGGCGGCAATGGGGATCACCGCATTGCCGACCGCGGCGCAGAGAAACAACGAAAAGTCCGGTGTGGCGCTCGAGCGCATCCAGCAGCAGCAGGCGATCGGCACGCTCACCTTCGTAGACAAATTCGAGGCCGGCCTGGCCTACGCCGGCCGGATCATCAACTCCTGGATCCCGGTCACCTACGACACCGACCGGGAGGTGGCGATCCGACTTCCCGACGACACGCACAAGGTGGTCAAAATCGGTGCGCGGCCGGCATTGGACATGACGACCGAGGACGGTAAGACCTACAGTGTGGGCGAGGGCGAGCACGATGTCACGATCGGAACCGGGCCCTCGGACGCCTCGCAGAGAGAGGCCGCTTCCGACTTCCTGGACGTGCTGATTGCGAACCTCGGCAACCTCCCGGTGGCTCCTCCCCAGGCGGCGAAGCTCCTCTCCCTCGCCATCCAGATGAAGCAGCTCGGGCCCAAGGGGGACGAGATGGCAGACATCATCTCGCCGGCCGAGAAGGAAGGGGGCCCGCAGATTCCCCCCGAGATCCTCCAGGCCGTTGAGGGACTGAAGCAGCAGATGGCGGCCCTCAACGCATACGCCCAATCGAAAGAGAAAGAAGTCCAGGAGCTGCAACAGAAGATCGATGCGAAGGTGATCGACAACGAATACCGGGAGCGCATCGAGCGGATGAAGATCGAGGCCGATATCACCAAGGCCGAGATCGCGACCAAGGCTCAATCGATCGAAGAGCGGGTGGCGTTTGTCGAGGACATGATGAGGCAGTTCCAAGTCCAGCGTCACGAGCAGGAGCAGAAGGACGCGGAACGCCAGCACGCGGCGATGATGACCGCGGCGGAGCAGCAGCACGCGATGGAATTACAGCAGTCTCAGCAGGCCGCGGCGGCCGAGCAGGCCCAGCAGGCGGCGGCGGCGCAGCAGGCCGAGCAGGCGGCGGCGCAGCAGGCCCAGCAACCGATTTAACCCTCGCCCGGCCCGAGCGATATCGGCCACAACCCAACCAACATGGCAGACGAAAATAACCAGGGCGCGGAATCGTCTCCCGCGCCGGCAGCAGAACCATCGACCGTCCCGACCGCGCCAGACGCCTACGACCATTGGAGGCAGACCGGCGAGGTCAAGCAGCCGAAAGCGGAATCGGCTCCCGCACGGAAATCTTCCGACGCGAAACCCGTGGATGCGGGCGACGGAGAAGGCCGCCAGGCGTCTGGCCGGCCATCGGACTCGGAAACCGAAAATGAAGTGGAGCACAGGCCGTCGAAGGCAGAACGACGGCTCAACGAACTACTCGAGGACTTGAAACGCGCAGGCCTCTCTCCCAGTGAGCTGAAGACGTTTAAACGCGAGGCTCAGAAGGCAGTGGAGCAACCGGCGAAACCGGCTGAAGAGCCGGTCGATCCGGACGCACCGAAGGAGCCGAACGAGCAGGACTTCGATACCTGGGAAGAATTCGAAAAGGCCCAGAAGAAGTATTACCGGGAGCTGACGGCACACGAGTCCCGGCGGGCAATCGAAAACTACAAGGCCGAGCAGCGCCGGGAAGCCGCCCAGTCGACCATGACGGAGCGGTTGAACGAGGCGAAGCAGCGGTACGGCGACGGCGCCGACAAGACAATCATCGAAGCGGCGAAGCAGATCTTCACGGGCGATACCCCGGTCCACGGGGCAATCCGCGAGGTTCTGAATGAATCGCCGGTCCTGGTCGACGTCCTCTACACGCTGGGCAAGGACGGGCTCGATGAGTTTCTCGAGCTATGCAAGTCCGATCCCGGCAAGGCCATGCGGAAGGCCGTCCTGGTCGAGAAGCTCGTGCTTGAGGAACTCGGCAGGAACGGTGGCGGAGAAGACCGCGGGCCCGACGGGAAGTTCGTAAGCTCCAAACCACAGACCAAAGCGCCTCCCCCTCCTAGGGTCACGAGCGGCCGTTCAGGGCCGCCGGCCGACGAGTTGGAGCGTGCCGTGAGGGACGGCAATTTCGATGATTACAGAACTGCCGCAAATCGTCGCGATCTCGCCGCTCGACAAGGACGCTAAGTGGCTACGAATACGTTCGCCAATACGAATTGGGTCTCGATGGAGATCCTGCGCCTCCTGCTGAACAAGCTGGTGGCGGCCGAATATTTCAACAACTCCTGGGAGCGGGACTTCAACAAGGAGTTCGCGGTGGGCAGCTCGATCCAGGTCAAGTTCCCGCAGCGGATGACGACCACCGACTCGATGGGCTACGCTCCGCAGGGGATCGCCCGGCTCACGACCACGATCAACCTCGACCAGTGGATCCAGTGCGCTTTCGAGTGGGACGATTTCGAGCACGCGGTGAAACTGGAACGCTCGAAAGAGGAGCTGCGGGAGAACTACCTCGAGCCGGCCGCGGAGGCGATCAAGCAGGACATCGATTCCCGGGCCGCGAACTGGGCCCGCATCAATCTCAGCAACTTCGTCGGCGTCCTCGGGACCGATCCGACCTCCGTAGCCACGTACTACCAGGCCCGGCAGGTACTGCTCGAGGAAGCGTGCCCCCCCGGAAAGCGAGCCGCGTGCATTTCCTCGAGCATGATGACGTCCCTCGGGTCGAACATCACCTCGGTGTTCCATCCCGCGGACGAGATCACCCGGCAGTTCAAGGAGGGGTCGATCGGCAAACTGGCGGGATTCGACTTCTTCGAATCGCAGTCCCTCTACAGCCACACCGCTGGGACCTGGGCCGGCGCGGTGACGGTGACCTCCGCGGTCTCCTCGGGCGCGACCTCGATCCCGGTGACCGCGACGGCCGGCGACACCTTCAAGGTGGGCGACAAGTTCTCGATCCTGAACGTCAACCGGGTCAATCCCATGACGCGGCGGGTGGCCGGCGTGGCGAAGGCCCGCACGTTCACCATCACAACGGCCATGACTGCGGTCGGCGCCGGGAACGCTGCGGACGTCCTGCGGATCCTGCCGGCGATCTACGGTCCCGGGAGCCAGTACCAGAACGTCGACGCTCTGCCGGCGGCCGGCGCGGCTCTGACGTTGTGGCCGGGAACGACCACCCCGAACGGCAAGGTGGGGACGGTCGGGTTCGCGCTGTCGAAATTCGCGTTCGCCATCGTCGGCGGCAAGCTCTTCCTGCCGACTGCGGTCGAAGAGCGGGAACAGGCGCAGGACCCGCAGACGGGCATCGGGGTACGCAAGGTCCGTGCCTGGGATCCAGTGCGGTCGATGCAGATCAACCGTCTCGACAGTTTGATGGGTCTCGGCAACCTCTACCAGGCCAACGGGGGAGTTGCCATCCTGGGCGCGTAAGCCGGGTCAACGCAAAAGGAAAAGGAGATATCGCAATGTCAGACAGACTCGCATCACATTTCGGCTTGCAGGACCCGCGGTTTCAGAGCCTGGTCTTCCAGCAGATCGTCCCAGCCACTATCACAACAGCCGCCGCGGTCACGTATACCGCGGCGCAGGTGCTCGGCGGCCTGATCCTACGGGATCCCGGCGGCGCGGCCCGCTCGGATATCCTGCCCACCGCTTCCGACCTCTGTGACCAGATCCAGGGAGCGATGGTCGGAACGTCATTCCAGTTCACGATCCGGAACACCTCGGCCGGCGCCTTCACCATCACGGTGACGGCTGGAACCGGCGGGACGGTGAGCGGAACCGCCACGATCGCGCAGAACAATACGAAGTCCTTCCTGGTGGTCTTCACCAACGTCACCCCGGGCACGGAAGCGTTCACCATCTACTCGCTCGGGACGGTGACCACATAGTTGCGCTCGACTCGGGGGCCCGGGGGCGGGCCCCTGTTTTAAAAGGAACACCACTAATGCAGAAACACACGCCAGAAGAGCCACGTCGACGCACTGCCGGCCAGCACGCCGAGCCGCACCCCAACAACAAGCAGGAGCCGGAACGCACGGTCGACACCGTCGAGGAACGCACGGTTGACACCGTCGAGGAACACACGCCCGACGAGATCGAGCGGATGCGAGCGGCGGTCGAACACTACGACCTCATGCACAGCTTTCCGCGGATGCTGTACAACCACGCCTTACGGACCTACGTGGTGGTCGATGACCAGGCGCAGCTCGAGGAACGCATCGCGGCCGGGTGGTCGATCGAGCCCTATGCGGCTCCGACCGACGAGCCGGTGCTCGAGCTTCAGCGGCTCCCCGACCGCAGCTATGCTGCGCCCGCGGCGGCCTACACGTTGGAAGAGAGGGACACGATCGACGCGAACGTCCTCCGCCAGAACGAGATAAACGAGAATCTGATCGGGTCGGGGACGAAGTACCGCCGGGTGGAGATCTCGTCGGCAGACGTTACCTCGGGCGCAGCGGGGAAGCTCGGCCACATGTACGGCCAGGTGCTGGTCCCGGCGCCCGGGCCCGGCAAGTGCCTGATGTTCGTGCAGGCGGCGCTGATCAATACAGCGAAGGGCCAGGGCTACACTGGCGGCGGGGACGTCGCTATCCACTCCGGATCGGGCGGAGCTGCCATCACGGGCTCAGTCGCGGCGGGTAACACGTTCGGTTCCGTGCAGGACCGTGCGTGCATGTTCGTCCCGTTTGCCGATTCCGCTCACGGCCTATCGGAGAACAAGTCGCTGAATCTCAAGACGGCGCTACCGTTCACTCAGCCGGTGGTGGAGGATCCCACGGAGATCCCTGCTCCGCCTCCCGGTGGTGCGGCGCAGGGGACCGCGGTGGTGCATATCGTCTACCGGCTGATCACGCTCTAGCTTTCCGCTTCGCTTTGGGCGTGGGCCGCTTTGGCGCAACCTGCGGGAGAGGCTTGGGGGGCACAGGGGCGGGTTTCGGTGCTGGCGGGTTCAGTATGCCTTCCGTCCATTCGCGAATGGTCTTATGGAGAACGTCCAGGTAGGACTCCCACCTCTTCTCGGTGGCCTCGATGGAATCGACCGCTTTGCTGATCTGCCACTCGCGAGCGTTCGCGGCGGCCAGTAGAGCGGATGCCCCCTTCTGCAAACCTTCGATGCGGGCGTCAATTGCCGATCCGCTCTTTTGCAGCCGTTCGATGCGGGCGTCAACTTCCGCATTCCGATTCTTCTGGCTATCCGCGTACTCCGCGAAGCTCCGGAGTGCTTTAGCTATGGCCTCGGCCTCGATGACGATGGCGCGAATGGTGCGGTCATGGATCTCCGCCTGTTGCAGCAATTGCTGAATTCGTTCCTCCGCCTTTCCGGAGTTCGCGGCTCGGCTTTTATCTCGTGGCATCTCGAAATGATAGTCGAACCGCTTTAGCAGCATGCCCATAAACGAGTCCTCCGGTATCCGGAGGTCCAACCTAACCCGAGAACAAAGGAGAGAGGCGGAGGCCGCGGTATACGGCCTCCGCGCCATCAATATGGACACCGAACTCACGCCACAAGAGATCGAACGAATGCGTGCGATCGTGGCCGGCCACGATCGCACGCAAGGGAAGGTCAACCAGTTCGACCTGAACGCCCCTCCGCAAGTAGAGGTGCGGTACACGCCCTTCCCTCGGATGCTCTACAACCACTCGGCGCGGACCTTCGCGATCGTCCAGAACGAGGCGCAGCTCGAGGAGCACCTGGCGGCCGGCTGGTCGAAGGAACCCTACCCGCAGGACCCGCCCGAGCCGGTGCAGCTCGACGCGGCGAGCGCGGCCGAGGCGGAAGCGGTCCAGGCGGCCCTCAAGAAGAAGAAGTAGGATGCCGATCGACAGGGACATCCTCTACCCGGCGCTGCGTCTGGCAGGGATCCTCACGGGCGCCGGGCACACGGAGGCTCCGGAGGACCTGACGGACGGCCTGATTGCGCTCAATGGTCTGGTCGACGCATGGTCGACGCAGCGCCTGCTCGTCTACACGATCCGAGCCGATCGCTATCCCGTGACTCCCTCCCAGGCCAGCTACACGATCGGCCCAGGCGGCGACTTCGATGCCCCGAGGCCGACCAGGATCACCGCGGCGAACTTCGTGCTGACGACCGGCGGGGAGACGCATCTGCCGCTCCGCATGCTGACCGTCCGAGAGTGGGCTCAGAAGGCCCTTCAGGTAGTTCCGACGTCGGTCCCCACGGAGATCTACAACGACGGGGCCTTCCCGGTCTCGCGGCTGTATCTCTGGGGATACCCGACAGAGGGCCACGAACTCGAGCTGTTCACCTGGCAGCAGGCCACTAAATTCGAGTCGCTGGACGAGGAAGCGGCATTCCCTCCCGGCTATCAGGATGCCGTCACCTACAACCTGGCAGTGCGACTGAGCGGCCAGTACGGCACGGCCCTGCGCCCCGACGTCGCGCAAATCGCACGGGAGACCAAGGGGGCCGTGAAGGCCCTCAACGCGGCATCGCCGGCCATCGCGAGCGCCGACTACGGAGCCGGCGCCGGATCTCACGGCGGCGGATTCAACTACCTGACCGGCCAAAGGAGCTGAGAATGATCGTTAGCGATCTGGTCTACACGGCACTGCGCTTGTGCGGCGTATTGAGCGCACCCGGCCGCGGGCCGAGCCCGTCGGACCTGGCGGATGGACTTTCCGCTCTGAACTCGCTGCTCGACCAGTGGACGAGCGAGCGGCTGATGATCTATGCGATCACCCCGAGCACCGTCGACGTGGTGGCTACACAGGGGTCATACCAGCTCGGGCCGGGCGCGTCCGACTGGGATCTGCCACTGCCTCCCTTGATCGAGCGTGCGAGCGTGATGCCGGCGCACGTCGCGCCGGCCCTCCCGCAGGAGATCCCGCTGCGGATTGTGACGCCGGCCGAGTGGCAAACCATCGAGGTCAAGGAAGTGCCGGCGACGTTCCCGACGCACCTGTACTACGACCGCATCTTCCCGATCGCGTCGGTGCGGCTATGGCCGATCCCGCAAGTGGACTGCTCGATCGTGCTGTACCTCTGGGAGCTGCTCGACCGCTTCGTCGCGCTCACCGACATTGTGGCCTTCCCCCCGGGCTACCAGAGGGCCCTCGAGTATCAGCTCGCGCTCGAGCTGGCGCCGCGGTATCCGGGGCGTGCGGTGATCTCTGAAGTGGTGGCGGCCGAGGCGATGAAGAGCAAGGCGCAGATCGCAGAGATCAACGTCCAGGCGACCGGCCTCGCAACTGCGCCAGCGGTGGTGGCAGCGTGATCGTCCAGGACGTAGTGACGGGCTCGCTGCGCCTGCTCGGCGTCTACGGGGCGGGAGACACGCCCGAGCCCGAGGACCTGGCCGACGGCCTCCTCGCGCTCAATGAGATGCTGAACGACTGGAACTCGCAGCATCTCGCGGTCTATGTAATCGTGAACAGGATCCTGCCCCTGACCGCTACGACGGGCATCTACACGATCGGGCCGGGAGGCACGTTCGACTATCCGCGGCCGGTGAAAATCGAATCGGCCGGCATCATCCAGTCGAACGGCCTCAGAACGGACCTGAAGCTCGACACCTCGGCGGAATGGGGAATGATTTCGGAGAAGACCGTTGCCGGCCGGCTTCCCCTGCGGATGTACAACAACAACGACTACCCGCTCGCGGCGCTGCGGTTCTGGCCGGTTCCGAGCCAGAACTGCCAGCTCGACCTCTACGCCTGGGATGAACTCGAGGACGCCCTCATCCTGACCGACGACTTCGACTTACCTCCCGGCTACCTGCGGGCCGTCCGGTACAACCTGGCCGTTGCGATTGCACCCGAGTACGGGCGGGATCCGGGGCCGGTGGTGGTAGGGATCGCGCAGGAGAGCAAGGCCTCGCTCTTCGCCTTGAACGCCTCGACGTTCGCCGGAACGCTGGACGCGCCGCAGCCGGCGCAGCGATAGGAGCCACATGGCACAGGAACTCACGCTCAACCTCACGATGGGTTTCAGTAAAAACAACATTTCGAACACCATGACGAGCGGCACCCAGAAGTTCGACGTGGCGGGCTCCGACTACGTGCGGGAGACCTGGTCGGTCCCGACGGCCGTCACTGCGATCCCGGTGAGCGCGATCACCACACCTGGATACTTCATGGTTACCAACCGCGACGACACCAACTTTGTCGACGTCTACTCGAGCGCGGCCGGCGCGGCTTGCGTGCGGATCAAGCCCGGCGAGTGGGCGGTCTTCCGTTTCGCCGGCACTACTCCCGCGATGAAGGCCGACACGGCTCCGGTGAAGGTCGAGTTCTCTCTCCTGGCGGATTAGGGCGTGCCCAAACTTCCCTTCTTTAGCGGCGATTTTTATACGCTCGACGACCCGGGCTCGGAGTGCGTCCAGTTGATCAACCTTTTCCCTGAGGTCATCGAGTCTCAGACCGGCAAAGCCGTGGGACGCTTCGTTGGCACGCCGGGATTGCAGCTCTTCACCTTGATCGGGGCGGGCGCGATCCGCGCCTTGTGGATGGGCGAGGGGCGCATGTTTGCCATCTCGGGAGACCACCTCTACGAGGTCTACGCGGACGCCTCCTTCCAGGACCTCGGGGACGTTGGGGACGACGACGAGCACACGCCCGCGCAGATCATTCCGAACGGCAACGAGATCCTGGTCATATCGGCCGGCTATGCCTACCGGGTGTGGGTGGAGGACGACGGGGTCACGGTCCACGTCGACAAGATCCGGGTGATCGCCGCGGAGTACACGGACCTGGCGATCGCGGTGATGGCGTTCCTCTACGACCTGGTGATTGATGACGTGGACGACACCAAGGTCTCGAGCGAGACCCGGCCGTTCGTGGCTGGCGACGTCGGGCTCACCTTGCAGATCGAGTCCGGAATCGACTTCACGCCGGGCACGTACACGATCGCGTCGGTGCTCGACGGAGTGGCAACGCTCGATGCGCCGGTCGGCATCCCGGGCGCGTTCGGCGGGATCGGCCAGCTTGTCGATACCGCGGCGACGGACCAGGTTAGCTCTCCGACGCTGCCGTTCATCCCCGAGGACGTGGGCTCCACCTTGGTGGTCGACCCGGCGAGCCCGGCGTGTTTCGGCGGCGGCGGCACGTACACGATCGAATCTGTCGAGGACGGGATCGCCACGCTGGACACGGGCGCGGGGACCGCGGGCTGTTTAAACGGCATTGCGGTCCAGTATCCCGGGGAGAGCGCAACGACGGACGAGGACGGCTACCTCAAGGCCGGCTCGGGCGCCTACCTCGACGGGTACGGCATCATCGCCCCTCCGCCTCAAGAGAGGATTCTGACCAATGAGTTCATGATCAGCGAGCACGGCAACTTCGCCCGGTGGAACCTGCTCGACAAAGCCAAGAAGGAGGGGCACCCCGACAACATTCTCGCGATCCTCGCTGACCACCAGGAGCTGTACCTGTTCGGTGACTTGCAGTCGACGGAGGCCTGGAGGGACACGGGCGCCGCGAACTTCCCCTTCGAACGCGACATGGCCGCGACATTGCAGTTCGGGCTCGCGGCGAAGGACTCCGTCGCGCAGCTCGGCCTGCATGGAATCGCGTGGCTCGGCTGGACGTCGGGACGGGGCCAGCCTCAGGCCTTTTACGCGCAGGGATTCCAGCCGCAGCGCATCTCGACCTCGATGCTGGAGCACCTGTGGGACGAGTACCCGACGGTGAAGGACGCGAGAGCCTTCTCGTACATCGAGGACGGGCACCACTTCTACGTGATCACCTTCCCCTCGGCCGACATCACCTGGTGCTACGACCTCACGGCAAGCCAACAAATAGGGAAGCCCATGTGGCACGCCCGCGGCCGGTGGAACGCGGACGACGGGACCTGGCATCGGATCAGGGCCAATTGCCACTCCTACGGGTGGTTCTTGGATGACCCGGCGCACCCGGCCGGGAGTTGGACACGGGGACTGACGCACTTCGTGGGCGACTGGGAACTCGGGATCATCTACATCCAGGGGCTCTACACGTACAAGGAATTGGGGACGCCGATCCGCCGGCACGCGCAGAGCATCCACCTTTCGGCCGAGAACAGGCGCACGGTATGGAACCTGTTCCAGGTCGAGTGCCTGGTAGGGGACGGCACGAATGACGTGGCGTTCACACTCGACTACTCGCGGGACCGCGGGCACACCTTCGTCAACCCACGGAACCGCACCGCGTTGGCGGCCGGCAAGAGAAATCAGCGTCTCAGGTGGTGGAGGTGCGGGGAGTCGTATGACCAGGTGTGGAGGCTGGTCACGGAGTCCGAGGGCAAGGTCTCGATCACGGCCATGTGGTTCGACGCCTCGGAGTGCTCGAGTTGATATACAACCCGTTCACTGTCCCGATCCGGACGCCCATGTACGACCCGGCCGGCCGGCTCGCGAAACCGTGGGTGGACTACCTCACGGAGGTGGCGACAAAGTCGGGCCGGTCGGCGTTATGGCGCGGGACCTGGCGCGAGAACTTGCAGTACGCGGTGTGCGACGTAGTGCGCCACGAGGAAGACTCCTCGATCTGGATCGCCCTGCAAGCCACTCCGATACAGGGCGAGCCGGTAGAGCCCGGCAGGGACGCCACGGTGTGGGAGTTCCTGTTCCAGCCGGTCCCGCCGGGCGGCGGGGAAGACCAAGTCCTCGCGAAGGCCTCGGGCGACGACTTCGACGTCGAGTGGGTGGACTCGGCCTCGGCGTCGATGAAGGCCGGCGTCCTCGGGGTGGTGATCGACGGGGCCGGCTCGGTCCCGTCGGTCGGGCCAAAGGGATTCATTCAGGTTCCCTACGACGGCACGGTCACCGGCTGGACGATGCTCGCTGACCAGGTGGGAGACGCGGCGATCGACGTGAAAAAGTGCAGCTACGATGACTTCCCGACGACGGTCTCAATTGTCGCAGCGGCGCCGCCGACGCTCGCTGCGGAGCAGAAGGCGACGAGCGAGGAGGTAGGGGACTGGGATGTTGAGCTGGTCATGGGGGACGTGCTCGAGTTCAACCTCGACTCAGTGGCGACGGTGCAGCGGGTGATCCTCGAGATCTACGTGGTGAAGGCGACTGCGACATGAGCATATTGTGGGTTGCGGGTGAGGATATCGACTTCCCGAACGGGGTGGCGGTAGTTGTGCAGACCACGGCTGCTTTGTTCCGAGCGGGCTATGCGCGGTGCGCCATCACCGTGGGCACGGTTCTGACATTTGCTCGCTCCAACAACTTTCCCGGCGGCGCGATTACGAGCGGCTGGTTTCACTTCCGGTTAAACGCAACGGGCGTTGTGAACATGCTGCTTTTCGGCCTCGTGAAGGACTCGACCAGCAACTCCGGTCTCTACATCGCCAGTTCGACCGCCAGTGCGACCCGCATCGCACTCATGACGTACAACGGCACGACCAAAGTGCAGCTCGCCGCTGAGACCGGCAATTCCATCAGTGCGACCGGGGCTCCGCACCGCATTGACGTGCAGATCGTCAACTACGGGGTATCGGCCACGGTTAACGTGTATGTCGACTTCGTTCTGCTGATCACCTTCTCGGGAGACGTGACGGTGACCGGCGTGACGTCTCTCGGCGCGGCTGCTCTCAGCGCACAGACCAGCAACTCGCAGATGTCCGAGATCATCGTCGCGGACGAGGACACCCGGCCGCTGATCGGGGTGCAGACGCTGGCCCTGACCGGAGCCGGGACGGTCAACAACTGGACGAATAACACGTTCACGAATATCAACGGGACGACGCTCTCTGACGTCAACCCGGCCTCGAGCAATACGAACGACCAGGTGCAGTCGTACAACGTCACCGACCAGCCGGCGGGGACTTTCGTGATCAAGGCAGTGAAGATCTCAGCCAGGCTCGCGAAATCCGCCACACCGGCCGTTGCTCAGGTCCAATTGGGATTCAACAACGGGGCCGGATCGAGCGCCGCCGGCACGGGCGCGACGAAAGCGGTGAACACGGCCTACGGGACCTGGGAGCAGCTCGACCTGACCAACCCGATCACCGCAACAGACTGGGCACAGGCGGATATCAACGCCTTGCAGTTGGAGTTGACCGCGAAGACATAGGGAGGACCAAATGATTATTAACCTGCGACTCGTCCTGCTACTCCTGGCGTTCGTGCTGTTCGTCCTGGCAGCACTGAATGTGCCATCTCCCCGAGTGAACCTGGAGGCGGCCGGCCTGGCATTGTGGGTGCTCGCCCTGGTTGTCACCGCGCCGTAATCGATGGCGATCAATACCGGCGTCAACGCGAGCAAGGTAGTCGGGTACGTTGTCGAGTCGATCCCGACCGGCGTCGACTGCACCAAGCTGGTCGGGTACGCGGTGCTCGGATCTCCTCCCGCCAACCCGCCGGCATGGCCCTCGTTCGCTTTTGTCGACGGCACGCGCACGTTCGCGTACTCGCAGCAGTTCACTCCGACCGGGACGACGCCGATCACGGTGGCGGTGACGGCTGGAGCCCTGCCTGGCGGGCTGGCTCTCTCTCTGGTGACTGGGTCGACCTACAAGATCAGCGGGACGCCGACGGTGTCGGGGACGTTCGCGTTCTCGCTCACGGCCACGAGCGCATACGGCGCCGCGGCTCAGGCCTTCAGCATCCTGATCAACCCGCTCGCGCCGAGCTGGCCGGCGTTCACGTTCGCGGGAGGAGTGGTCGGGCTAGCCTACGAGCAACGGTTCACGCCGGTCGGCGGGACCGGCACCACGGTAACAGTGTTCAGTGGCTCGCTTCCCCCGGGCCTGACACTCTCCCTGGTGAGCGGCGAGACGTACAGGATCAGCGGCACCCCGACAACGGCCGGCCCCTACAGCTTCACGCTGCGGGCCTCCAACGTGGACGGGGACGCGGACCAGGCCTCCTCGATCACGATCACGGCCGGCGGCGGCGGCTCCGCCGGCAGCAGCATGTGTTTCGCGGCGTAAGATGCCTTCCATCATCAAACTCGAGCTGACGGTGACCTCGGCATACGCCGCGGCGCCGGATCCGTCTCCCGGTGGACTGTCTAGCGAGACTTGGGGCGCCATCACGCTCTGGGATATCCGCTTCTGGGGCCCGTGGGACTCACGCGGGCTCATCGGTCCAACCGGCTGGCAGGGCTACCTTCAGCGGGCAGGCGTCATGGACAGTCCCCAGGCGCCCGGGTATGACACCGTCACCCAGTCCCCGAAGTCCTGGCCCAAAGAAACGCGGACGGTCCTGCTTTACGACGTGGATCGTCCAATCTCGCCGTATACGCCCCCCAGCTCGCAAGGAGTGTCCTCGCCTTCCTCGGTCTATATCGGCACGGTTCTCGAGGGAGGAGGGCTCGTCACGGACGCCTCGGTGGCGTTCGACGTCACCACTGTCGAAAGCCTTGCAGAGACTCTGGTGATTGCAGTTTATGGGTTCAACTCCTACTCGACAACTCTCGGCGGGCCGACCGGGACGGACGCCTTGTCTTTCTATGGCATCCATCTCGACGTGGAACTGGACACCGGGGCCACGACCCGGTTCTACCCGACTGCGACGGCTGAAATTGCCCCGGGCACGGGAGTAGGTTCCCCGACCGGAGTCGCGAACCCGTCGAACGCCATTGACGATGATCGTTTAAACACAGCCGCGGTGGTGCAGGAGACCAACGGCCCCGGCGGCTTTGGCCCGCTCTGGCATCCCGCGGTTTTCCTGCTCGAGGGATGGAGCTGGGGAACGGTCCTGTGCGGCGATCCACCGGACGGCCAGGTCGGCACGTTTTATTCGCACACCTTCCCGGTCGAGGGCGGGACCGCGCCATTCGTGTTCGCGGTCACTGTGGGCTCGTTACCTCCCGGCCTCACTCTCGACACGGCAACAGGCGTGGTATCCGGCGTCCCGACGGTATTCGGCAACTACAGCTTCACCATGTCGGTGGCCGAATCGTCGGGCATCGTGGTGGTGGTCTCGTGCTCGATCGAGATTGAGCCGCTTCCTGACCCGCACTACCTGCTCGACCTGTGGGTGTGGAGGCAACTCACTGAGTTCTCGAGCGTCTCCCAGGAGATCTCTTTTCCCCCGGGCTACGAAAGAGCGATGAGACTACAGCTCGCGTCGGAGTTTGGCCGAGCGTACCCGGGCCGGGACCTCGCCAGAATCAAACAGCAGCTCGCCCAGGCGATCGAGGCAGTCGACAAGGCGAACGTGACGCACGCGCAAGCGGTAGAGGACCTACCACCAAGTGAATAACGACACGCAAATTTCCCCGGGCATTGGGCCGCTAAGGGTGGAGGCTGGATTCGCGGCTCTGGGCGGCGCCATCATCGACGTAGTCGGGATCTCGGGCCAGAGGGTGACGGCGCAGATCTCCGCGGGCCGCCTGTTCCGCGGCTGGGCTCCGCCGTCATCATGGCTCAGGGTAGGAGAGACCACCTTCGACGGGGACGCGGCGATCGCGGCGCTCGGTCACTCGATCGTCAAAGCAAACATCCGGATCACCATGTCGGACGGGGACTCAGGGAGCCCGAATCCGGTGTACGTGGCGATGTTCGGGGCCGGCGCGTTCCCTTACCTGCGGTCGACGCCACAGCCGACCAACTATGACTTCGATGGCGGCAATAACCTCTATTTCGGTTTCGAAGACCTCGTCGGGGACCCGGTCTCGTGCGGGTTCATGGGCGCGTCGACGACGTTTCGGCTGGACGCCAGCCACGTCACCTACGACACCTTCACGGGGTGGCCCGGCATCTTTGCGTTGACGGATCCGTACTACGCTGCGGTGCCGAAACCGGGCCATTACATGAACCCGGTGCAGGCCGGCCAGCCGGCAGGCGTGTGGCCGGTCACGGGCTGGTTCCAGGTCCCCGGGGCGGCGCTCGCGGCGCTGCACGCGGTGATGGCGACTGGAGTGATCAGGTTCGGCGTCTGGGACATCTCGATCTCCGATCAGTACTACGACTTCAGATTGGGGATCGCAACGGACGTCATTGATATCCCCTTCACAACCATCCCGCCGGCTCCGCCTCCCGACCAATTCTCGACGCTCGACCTCTGGGTGTGGAGGCAGCTCGAGGAAGTCGGGGACCTCGAGGAGAGCCTGAACTTTCCGCCGGGATATCAGAAGGCGCTGCTCTATGCGCTGATGGTCGAGATGTTCGACCAGTACCCGGCGGCCGGCAAGAGGTACGTTTTTGACGAGCTACAAGCCGAGGCGGCCGACGCGCTCAAGGACCTCGAAACGCTGCACGCGAGCGATGCCGTCGCAATGGAGCCCCCGATATGACCGTCCTGAACCTCATCACCGCGGCGCTGCGCCAATTGGGAGAGCTGGCGCCGGGCCAGGAGCCGAATCCGGAGGAGGCCGCCGCCGGCCTCGAGATGCTGAACACGATCCTCGAGAACTGGGAGATCCAGCGGCGGAAGGTGTACGTCATCGATCAACTGATGTTCTCGCTCGAGAGCGGAAAGCAGACCTACACGATGGGCCCGGGCGGGGACTTCGACTCGTACCGGCCGGTGAAGATCCAAAGCGCGAACATCATCTTCTCGGACACGGAGGACCCGCTCGACGGGATTTCGCATCCGCTCGAGCTGGTCAACTCGGTGAAGTTTGCAGCGATCAAGGAGAAGGGCCTGCCGGCCTTCAGACCGCTCCAGCTCTATAACGACGGGGACTACCCGTTGTTGCACCTCTCTCTCTGGCCGGTCCCGACAGTGCCGGCGTGACGTTTAAACGGACCACAGACCTCGCCCTCGTCCGAGAGATCATGGTGCA